TTTCAGCTATCCATTCCGGCGGGAGCGGCCCGTCGAACGAGTTGAGGACCCACCAACGGAATGATCTTCTGGTCTGTGTATCGGTGCAGTCGCACGCTCTGGGGAGGCGGCGTTTCCCTGTTCTTCTTGCTTTAATTCTTCAATGGCAGTCGCCACGATTTTGGAAAGCGGAATTGTCGCGAGCGGGTTTTTTGCCTGCTCGACTTTTTGTTTTTGAATCAAAAAATCGTGAAGCTCGATCGGGATAGAAACGTTCAGCTTTTTGTGAGTTTTTGTTTTCATTCTTTCCCACCAGTAACACCGGAAACACCAAGAATCAAATTTTTCTGAAAATTTATTTTCGACCGCAGAGTCAATGCCCGTGCGGATGTCAATAGAAAACTTCGTATGAGGTGATCTCCCCATTGACCGATTTTCATTGATCTATCGGTAGCACCGGAAGTATCGGTAGCACCATGCAAAGCGCATATGTAAAAACAAGCCTGAGTCTGCCAGCCGATCTCTACGAGTGGCTGAAAGAAAAGGTGGAAAAAAACGGCGGCACGCCAATAAGCCGGTTGGTTGCTCAAGCCATCAAAAACCAAAAACAAAAGGAGGCGCGGAAATGATCGACTCAACCGCAATGGCCAGCCGCCTCGGAGTGGCAAAATACACGGTCGAGGATTGGGCGCGGAAAAGCCGCATCCCCGCTTTCAAACTTGGACGGTGGTGGAGGTTTGACGAGGCCGAAGTCATGAAGGCGCTGAAGCTCTCCGGTAACGACCTCAGCCGCGCCATTGGGAGGGTAAAATGAAATCCCCACGCCTCTACCTCTGTGAGGGCTTTTGCCACGTCTTTGGACCGATCCGCGACACCATCGAGGCCGCCGGATTCGGCGATGCCAAGACCAAGTTTTTTCTCAAACACCGGCTCCAAGCCACCCACATCACACCAACCAAAATATGATTGACCTACACGACCCGCAATCCGTCTGCCGAAGCATCGGCTACTTCCTCACCTACCTCGGCACCGTCGCACCGCTCGTCGGTCTGGCTTGGGCAACCTGGAGGATCGCGCGATGAAATTCTGGATCATCGAAACCGAAAGCCTCGACGGCACCATGAAGGAAGTGCGCGGACCTTTCGACACGAGGGCCGCTGCCGAGGCGCATATCCGCCGCGATTTTGAGGAGAGCTGGAATCTCAGCGAATCGCCGTTGGCTGACCGAGATGACGATTGGTCAGGCACATGGCTCATAGTTCAGCAGCTCGCCGAGGTCAAGCCGGTGGCAAAGACAACTCTCAAGACCGTGCTTCAGGAGGTGAAGGAATGAGCGCGTGGACACCTGTCAGCGAGTCCATGCCGGACTCCGATACGGATGTGATTGTCGCCACGGAAGACGGCCATGTTGAGGCTGGCTACCACGACGGCATCAACTGGAGATGGCTCTCTGCTGGAGTCGTTCAAATCGGCGTCACGCACTGGATGCCTTTTCCCAACCCACCGGAGGAAAAGAAATGAAGACCAGCGACGATCTGTCAACGATTTCCGTAATGGCTACCTTCGGCGGTCGTTTTGCACAAGCTCTGGCGCAGGCGGCTTTGGCTGCCGATGACGAGAACCTTGCGAAGATCAAGACTACTTGGCCGGAGCTTTGGCACAAATACGCCACCTGGCTAAAGAAGGCCGAAACGGAGGGATAAAAATGACAGCCACTTTTGCAATAGTGCTTGCAGTTCTATCCCTGGGGAGCTGCTTCGCCTGCTACCACATCGGCCGCGAGTCGATGCGGCAGGAAATGAGGGACTTCCAAGAGCGCAAACGGCGCTGGGAGGAGTTTGACGATGAGGATTAATTCTCGTCAGAAGGGCAAGCGAGGCGAATTGGAAGCCAGCAAGATGCTGGCAGCCGAGGGATTCCCTGCACGCCGTGGCCAGCAATTTTCAGGCGGCAAGGACTCGCCGGACATCGTGTGTGAGGCATTACCGGCGCTTCATTTTGAGGTGAAGCGCGTGGAGTCCGGCAACCCTTACAACTGGGTGGCACAGGCTAAACGCGATGCTGGCTACAAACTGCCGGTCGTTTTGCACCGGCGCAATGACTCTGAATGGCTGGCAATTCTGCCTGCCGAAACATTTTTCCGAATCATCCGGGAAAGCTCGTTTGTGGACTGCGGCACCACGGACAGCACCAATCTGCCGCACTCTTAATGAAAATTACAAAAGGCAAGCAGTTACGACCACAGCGTGTGGTCATTTACGGAGTGGAATCGGTTGGCAAGACGACATTTGCCGCGCAGTTTCCAAATCCATTGTTCCTCGATATCGAGGGAGGCACAGCACATCTCAACACCGACCGCTGCGAGATCAATTCTTGGGCGGAACTCAACGGCGCACTGAAGGAGGTCGCAGCCAGCGACTACCAGACGGTGATCATCGATTCGGCAGACTGGGCAGAGCGCCTATGCGTCGAAGACCTGCTCGCCAGCACCAAGAAGGCCAGCATTGAAGATTATGGCTACGGCAAAGGATGGGTGATGGTGGCCGAGCGGATGAGCCGGATGCTGACGGCCTTGGATTCGCTAATCGCGAATGGCAAACATGTCGTGCTACTCGCGCACAGCAAGGTTCAGCGCGTCGAACCGCCGGATCTCATGACGGCATACGACCGCTACGAGCTGAAAATGAGCAAGCAAAGCTCGCCGCTCGTTAAGGAATGGGCGGACGAACTCTGGTTTTTCAGATTCAAGACGAAAGTTGTTGAGTCAGAGAACGGCAAGGCCAAGGGAACAGGCGGCAAGCAACGGATCATGCTGACCACGCATAGCGCGGCCTACGACGCAAAGACCCGCTCGGGCCTCGCCGAGGAGCTGCCGATGGAGTGGGATTCGGTAGCGCATTTATTCGCTACAAACGCAACACCAAGAGCGAAAGCCGAACCGGCGGTGGTCGTGGTCGGTGCAGAGCATGTGCGGGCCTTTGAGCTACTTGAAGCCAACGAGGATGCGGTCAACGCCTTCCTTGTCTCCAACAAGTCAATTCAGCCAGGACAAACTTGGCGCGATGTCTCGGAGAAGCTCCGCGCAAACATCGTGGCTCGCCCCGAGGCATTGATTGCCAAGGCTACTGAGTTGAAGGAGGCGGCATGAGTAAAGAACTCACCCCCTCCATGGCACCGAAGCTGGCCGAGTGTGCCGTATTCGTTGGAGCTTCTGGCTCCAGCGAAGCGGCAGAGCGCGGGACGGCTATCGACCGCGCGATCCGGTTGGCAATGGATGGCGATCCAATTCCGCTCTCACAACTTTCAAGAGCCGATATGGATGTCGCAGCTTGGGGCATTGAAACGCTAAATCGACTTTCCGGTGGCGAGCATGTCGAGACCCGAGAGGAATATCTCGCCATCGCAGTGCCGGGACTCTCGAAGCTCGGCACTGCGGACGCCATCTGCAAGCGCGCACGATGGGTGGCGGACATCAAGACCGGCCAAGTGCGGAATTACCGCCAGCAGCTCGCCGCCTATGCGCTCGGCTGCATGGAGGATCACTTTGCCGAGTCGTGGACGGCGCATGTGGTCTATGTGGACCAGCAGCTTGTCCGCTCCTACGACTTCACCCGCGCCGAGGCCGAGGCCACGACGCAGCGGTGGATCTCCGAGGCCACGAGCGAGGACGCCAAGCCGACGCCGTGCGAATACTGCACTTGGTGTGCGCATTTCAACTCCTGCGGGGCCATCGTGCGCCAAGCCGAGGGCGCTCTGGCACTCGTCAAGACCGATGGCCGCACACTCGACGAGATCCGCGCGGAGATCGCCGCCGACCCGCTAAAGCTGAGTGTCTTCGCTGCAAACTGGAAGACCGCCGAGAAGCACATTGCCGAGCCGGTTATCGAACTCCTCAAAAAACGCCTCGCTGACGGCGAAGAAATCCCCGGCTGGAAGGTCTCGACCTCCGCCGGTCGCGAATATGTGGAAGCCGCAGCCATCGCCAAGGCGTCCGAAAATGTCTCGAAGGAAACCCTCATCCTCGCCCTCGGCGGCAAAATGACAGGAGCAAAATTCCGCGAGTTCTGCGCAGCCGGTGGCGTGGAAGTTGACGAGACAGCAATCAAAGCCGGTTCACCCATCACCACCCTCAGACAAACCAAAACCAAATAAAAAAATGCCTACCTACACACAAACCGAACCCCGCGAGACCTATTTCGTTGAGCCGGGAAAATACGAAGTCGAAATCACCAACGGCGTCGAGAAGACATCCCAAGCTGGGAACTCCATGATCAAGCTCACCTGCCGCGTCAAGCTACCAGACGGCACGGACGGGCCAGAAATCTCCGAGCACCTGACCTTTACCGCCAAGGCCGCATGGAAAATTGACCAAGTGCGCCAAGCACTCGGGCAAGCCGTCGTGCCAGGAGAAGAAGTCACCATCGAAGCCGAGGATTTTGTCGGAATGTCGGCATGGGTGGTCTTAGGCGAGGAGGCCGGAAGCACCAATCCGAACGCGCGCTTCAACACCATCGAACGCTGGATCGAAGCCAAACAACCCGCCAAGGCCACAGCCAAGCCGACCAAGAAGCAAGAATCCGACGAGATTCCGTTTTAATCAAACCGCAGCGACCGGGGCGCGGCGGGATACGCGCAGGATTTTTTAACATGCTCCCTGAAATCACCCTCCGCCTGGCAATCTGCGCCAACGCCTGCCCGATCGGCCCGAGGCTCGAGCGCGGCGTGCCGTTGCCGCCCTACCAGCACACATACGCTCTGGAGGAACGGCAACAGGCGGAGGCTGATGCGGAGCGCGTCCGCAAATACATCGAGACCCACCACGGAAAACCGAAACGGAAATGAGTGAGAATTTACGAACCAGAGACGATTTGGGACATGTGCCTATCGAAGAAGGCATACCCAAGCGAGCGCACCGTCGCGCTCAAGCTCGCCGAAGTGCGGCTCGCCCGCCGCAACCGCAAGAAGAGTTTGAGAAGATATGCCTGCCCGATATGTCACAAGTTTCACCTGACGAGCAAGTAGACAGGGAGATCATGTATACCCGCGAAGTGCTCTGCGCCATGATCCGGCAAGCAATAAAAGACGCGAGCAACGACCGCGAATACATGCGCAACAACACCAAAAACGACCGAGAACGCTACCAACGCACCGCGATTAAATTCTTAAACTCTGCATTTTACCGCAACCTTTGCAAGGCACTCGGCGACTACTCAGGCGTCGGCCTCCCTGCGGACAAAATGCGACTGGAGGCGATGAAATAATGTGGATACTCCCAAAACAATTACACACCTCGGACTTTGTGCCGGATACGGCGGCATTGAGCTTGGACTGCACCGAGTTATCCGAAATCTGCGCACGGTCGCTCTTTGTGAGATCGAAGCCTTCGCCTGCGCGAACTTGGTCGCAAAAATGGAAGCGGGACTCATGGACGCAGCACCTATCTGGACGGATCTTAAATCCTTCCCATGGGCAGAGTTTCGTGACCGCGTGGACATCCTCACTGGGGGCTATCCCTGCCAACCATTCAGCGCAGCCGGAAAGCGCCTCGGCACAGACGACCCTCGCCACCTCTGGCCTTTTATCGCAGACGGAATTCGGATTCTGCGACCCAAGCTCTGCTTCTTTAAGAATGTCGAAGGACACATCAGCCTCGGACTCCGAGAAGTCATTGGAGAGCTGGAATCAATCGGTTACCAGACGGCGTGGGGAATATTCAGCGCGGCTGAAGTCGGCGCACCGCATCAGCGCAAGCGGGTGTTCATCTTGGCCTACAATAAGAGCCAGCGAATACAAGGACACTGGGCCGCTGGAGGAACAAATGCAACAGCATGGCCAAGCCGCCCCGGCCAACCCCAGCACGGATGGGAGCCGCCAAGGGTTGTCGGAACAGTCCCAAAGAAACCGGCAGACTTTTGCTCACGAGACGCACAACAGGGGCGAGACACCGCACAGGCAGGTGGTGAAGGCTCTGGTGAACGGAGAGAAGGCGCAGACGCAATGCCTCACGGTGGATCAAGTGTTTGCGGAGGAGATCAAGGGGACGAGCCGCCAAGATTCGTGGCGAACTCCAAGCTCGTCGGACGGCGAGGGCGGCGTGATGGAGATGAGGCAGGGCTGTGCGGGGAAATACAAACTGCGGGATCATGTGGTGGCGGAACAGAAGTCTTGGGCAACGCCGAGAGCAGGCAAGACCACGGACGAGAATCCAGAGACTTGGGCGGCGAGGCAGGCAAAGGGCGATGTGGCAACCATGCCGCTGACGGCGCAGGTGAAGTGCTGGGGAACACCAACAGCCCGCGACCACAAGAGCGGCAGGGGCAACGAGGAGCGGGAATACAAGGAACTGACGCCGATGGTGGAGAGGACGCAGGCGGGCAAGCTCAACCCGCGCTGGGTCGAGACGCTGATGGGCCTGCCGGTGGGCTGGGTTATGCCGAGCTGCAAGTCTCCTGTGACAATCGAACCGACGAACTGCGACTCCTCGGCAACGGAGTCGTCCCTGCAACCGCAGAGAGAGCATTTAGAATTTTAATGGAGGAAATTATTTAAATTATGGCTGGAGAATGGATAAAGGTGGAGAACCACCTACACGAAAAGATCGAGGTGTCGGCTATCGCTGAACAGACCGGATTAGACCCGGATACGGTGGTCGGGAAGCTCGTGAAGGTGTGGGCTTGGGCGTCACGGAATTGTCACGCTGACGGCGTGACAAGTGTCACGGCTCTCCGTGTCATCCGCGAAATCACGCGCTGCGAGCAGTTCGACGAAGCACTCGCAAACTGCGGATGGATTCGCATCAAAGGCGAGAAAATCGAGTTCACAAACTTCGATCGTCACAACAGCCAAACCGCTAAAGAGCGTGGACTTGCAACACAAAGAAAGTGGAAACAACGCGCCAAAGAAGCTGTCACGAAAATGTCACGCCCGCAGCGTGACCAAAACGGGACTAGAGAAGAGAAGAATAATAAGGGGTCTTCGACCCCCCAACCAGAACCGCAGCGCTGCCTGTAAAAGATCATGCCGACATATACACCCGAAAAAGCCGGAATAATCCAAATGCCACCAGCGGTCCCACGGAACGACACAGCGGAAAAGGTGGCGCTCTCCTGCATCGTGCAGCACCTGGGAACGCTCGACCTGGCAACTTGGCCGGATGAGTTGTTTTTTTCAGAAGCCCACAAGCTCATCCTGCAAGCCGCCAAAGCGTGCCGAGCGACCAATGCACCGTCGAATCCGCTGACCATAGTATCGCTTATGGAGACTGCCGGGACATTAAACGCAGTCGGTGGACCACAGGCGTTGATGGAGATCCTGTCATTCTTCCCCACAGGCGACCCTAAGACGGCGCTCTGGTATCGGGAACAACTGCTGACCGCTGCCCGATACAGGCAGGCCCAACAAGCGGCCTCAGAGGCTGCCATTTCGTTTCGGACGATGGAGGGCGACATCGCAGCCGTCTCCGGGCGTCTGGCTGAAATCTCGGCCCTTGTGGACCGCCCACGCAAGACGCTGGCCGAGACGATGGACGAGTGGCTGGCCGAGATCGAGCGCACGGAGCCGCCCGAGGCATTCTCGACGCGCCTGCCGTCACTGGATGCCCTGACCGGCGGCGGACCGAAGCGCGGCGAACTCTTCGTGGTAGCTGCCGAGACATCTGGAGGCAAATCGATCATTTTGCAACAGGTGGCACTGGACGCGGCGGAAAAGCTCAAGCATGTGCTCCTATTCAGCCTTGAGATGCCGGCGAAGCAGGTCTTTGGTCGGATGCTCTCAAACTTCACCGGCCACCGCGTCAAGACCGCTGCCGAAGGCATACTCCAACAAGACCTCGCACGCATGCACCAGGCGCTTGCGGCGTTTAAGCGGACTAATCTCCGCATCGAGTCGGACTTTGCCGACTGGGAATCCATCGAAGCCTCTGCCCGCGAGGCACACGGCAAAGGCCAGCTCGACCTGCTCATCGTCGATTACATACAACTCATAGCCCTCCGCACCCTCGGAAAGAACGAGACACGCGAGCAGCATGTCAGCGAGATCACCCGCCGACTGAAAGGCTTGGCGCTGCAACTCGACATTGCCGTCGGCACGGCGTCCCAACTCAACGACGAAGGCCGACTCCGCGAATCGCGCGCCATTTCCCACCATGCCGACCATGTCTGGATCATCGCCAAGGGCGACGAAGGCAAGGTGCTGCGCATAGACAAGAACCGAAACGGCGAACGCGACAAGGCGGTGCCTGTCGTGATGCATGGACACATCGCCAGATTTGAGGAGGCAACATGACAGCCGCCCCTCCATTCATCGCGTGGAAGATGTGCTGGTCGAAGCGCCGGTTCAAGACATTCAAAGCCGCCAAGAGTAATCTGAAATTCCTGATGACCGCCCGGCGAAACAAGAACCGCAAGCTCCGCGTCTATTTTTGCCCGGTCTGTAACAACTACCACTTAACCAGCCAAATCGACGAATGAAACCCTGCCCGAAATGCCAAGGAAAATCGCTCGTCACCGACTCCCGTCAAAACAACGAACACACCTACCGCCGCCGTGAGTGCAATAAGTGCAATACGACCTGGACGACCTACGAAATCCATGCGGACGAATTCGACAAAGTTTCCAAATACAACAACCTAAAAACAATCCTGCTCAAAAACATACAATGATCTCAGCCTCACCCGCAGAAGCAGCCCGCCTGTTTGAGAAAAACGGGGGGGTCTATTGGCCCGACATCGCCGACGAAATCGACAGCCCCGAGGAAATACTCGCCGACTCTCTCGGCATCTCCGTGAAGGCCGCGCGCCTTGTCCTCCTTCATGTTGAGAACGAAGTGCGAAAGAACCAGGCGCTCATCCTCGGGAAAGTCATCGGCCTTCTGCTCAAGGCCAGCAACCTACCGGCCATGGCCCACGCGCTGGCATTCGCCTCCGGTCTCGACCAACTCAACGGCGCACGCTCTCAGGCTGAAGTCGCCCGCGAGCTGGGAGTGACACGCGCTCTTCTCAGCCATTATACGCTCGGCGTCCGCGATGTCCTGAGCGGCAAGGATAGTTCTTTTGAATGCACCAAATTCCGCAAATCCCAAGCCAGCCGGGAAACATTCCGCGCCAAGGCGACCGACCCATTTACCGCAGCAAAGGCAGCGGCAATCGCAAAAAGAAAAAACCAAACCACGACAAACATATGCAACTAATAGACACAACCATGTTCACGCTGGCAGCGCTCAACCTGCCAGAAAACCTCACACCCACTGAATGGACCGCGATCCACCGCGACATCCTCGTGTGCAAGAAGGCCGCAACCAAGTGGCTCACCCAGTCCCGCGACTACTCGACCGCACGCTGGGGCGTGGAGTTTACCGCAGAC